TACTTTAGCCAATGTTCTAAGGGTAGTATTTATTTCCATAATGTATTATTTTTAAATGTAAATTGTTATAAAAAGGAGTTAGAGAAGAAATAATTGTAAGATTTTACAATTAATTGTGGAAGTTTTTGCTTATAAATGAGCAAATATAAATTCCAATTAGGACTATAAAGACTGTAATCATGCAGTAAAAAGAGTTAAAAATAAATTATGTGACTGTTGATGTAGCTGAATGTCAAAAAATAAAAAGGGCTAGGTGTGAGAATATCTCACACTTAACCCTCTGACATTCAATAAGTTACAAGCTTTCTTTAAAGTAAAACTTTAACCTACTTATTGTATAAAATACAATAACCCATTATGCTCTAACACGCATAATATCAGCTTCACCATCCTTACCTAAGATAACCAATTTAGCCTTAGAAAGGTCTACACTTTCACCAACACCAATAGTAGAATCATTAGACAATGGGATAAATGTCATACCTCCATTATTCATGATAAAACAAACTGAATTACCATACTGGCTAGGAACTACTTCTGCACTCTTGACAGCATTAATTTCTTCCTGTTCAAAAGCTCTTTCAGACTTAACTGACCACTTACCAGCATAAATTCTCAATGTACTAAATACGTTCATAATTGTTAAATTTTAATTGTTAATAAATAAATGATAACTCTAAATGGCAAACTTATGCAGTCTACCAAGAACAAAGGAGGAGTAATTAGCCATTCTAGTTAAATATAACTTATAACTAATTACTTATGCCATTGTCCTCAGTAGCAAAGGGGGAGTAATTAGCCTTGCTGTTGTGGATTTAGCTGACTAAGTTATGGATGCAGCTGTTGGATTAAAAAATTTATGTATTGTGGATGAAGCTGATTTATTAAAAAATAAAGGAGAACATGGAAAACCATGCTCTCCTAATGATATAATAGGGTTTAAACCCTAACTCTATAAATATCCTTTTCTCCATCCTTAGACAGAGTTACCAACTTAGCCTTAGATAAATCTATTATTTCACCCACAGCTGCAACAGCAGTATTCTCCAAGGGAATAAAGCACAATCCTCCTCCCTTCAATGTCATCTGAACAGAATCACCATACTGTGAGGGAACTACAACTGCCATAGTGACATTCTCAATCTCTTCTTGAGTAAACTCTCTTACATCAGCTTCATTCCACTTACCTGCATAAATCTTCAATACACTAAATACGTTCATATATAAATGCCTATGCCTTTAGGACTTATTATTGGTATCAAGCACACCAGTGTTAGTTTTTAAATTAATTCAGTTATCAAGGAGGAGTAATTATAATTACAATCCTTTATAATATTCAGAGTAAGCATCACTTCCTGAAGTAGTATCAATATACTCAGGAAAGTCATTCTCTAATTCCTTGATATATTTATCAGCAGCTTCCAATCTATTAGCCTGTAAGCTAATAACATAAGCAAATGAACACACTAATCCAATAAGAATTACAATAAAGAAATTCTTTTCCATAATATAATATATTTAAATTATTACCATTCACCTTTAGCAGTAGCAATGAGTTTATTTCTCACATATCCAGGAAGAGTAACTATAATAGTTTCATCCCACATAAAACTATCTCCTTGAAGAATAGCTAATTCAAAGGTATTATCAAACTCATTTATTCCATCAATAATAAAGAGAGTTTTAGGATACTTAGGACTGATTACAAACAGTCCTTTAATAGGAGGAATACCAGCAGTAAATTTAATTCTGCTTCCTTCAAAATAATAGTCTGAGTAACTTGAAGGGTCAAAGCCTTCTCTAACACACTCATACATGAATTGCAATAATTCATCACAACCATTAAACTCATTAAATACATTAATTTTCATACCAATAATTATTTAATTAATACAATGTTAATTCTTCAAAGAAAGGATACTCTTTAACATCAACCCTTTGTATGCACTCACTCTTAAATACATAAGAAAGAAATCCATCCACTCTCTTAATATCACCACGAAACTCATTATTATAAATAGGAATACATTCATGTAAATCTTCATCATAATACTTTATTTTAGTTTCAAAAGCATTAATATGAAGAACGACATTAGTTCCTTCATAGAAACAATAGTTTATACCCTCAAATATAAATCTCTCACCATTTGAAAATGTAATTCTAACTCTCATAATAAATGATTTTAATTAATAAATAAGTTAATAATGAGCAGTTTATACACAATGCTCAGGTGTATAGGAAGAGTAATTACTTATAACAAGTGTTAAACTCTTTGATGAGGTTCTTAATAAAGTCTACATCAACTTTATCAAGATTATCACCAGATACAGTTGGATGCTCAATAACATCCTCAATAGTATTAACAACATAGGATAATGCCTCTTCCTTAGTAAGCACTTTCTTTAAACTAGTTGTACCACCTGAATAATTGGCATTCATGTGGTTTACAAACTCTTGAGCAGCATTTTCTTCCATGCTCTCCATTCTGGTTGTAGGGTACATATCCATGTACTCATGAACCTCAAATTCAATAAACTTCTTCATTTTAGTAAATATTAATGTTATTATTCAAGTACAGTGGGAGAGTAATTAATACCACTTTTCTATATAATATATTCCTTTTGGAGAAGCTAAATGCTTTAAAGCTTCTTTTTCATTAATATCATGCTTCTCAAAAAGCAAACGCAACTCCTCAAGGGATATTTTAAAATTATGACTATACTCCAACATAGACTCAAAATCTTCTTCATCAGGCTTTCTGCTAAATTTCTCATAATAGCAGTTAAATGTGCCATCAAGTTCAGTCTCAATACCAAAAGTTTCTTTGTAATACATATTATTTATTTTTAAGTTGTTTATTATTAAGTGATGCTCTTTTCTTATGATACTTAGGTGAATATAACCAAGCATAGCAACTTGAAGAATCTTTCACTTTCCAAGGAGTTTGGTAGGGTGTCATTGAGAAATTTACCCACCCAGAATTTAATTTAGTACTCATAACAATTATCTAATAAGTTTAATTATAATTAATATTAATGTCAAAACCTTCAGGATGTACTTCAATAACTGTACTGCCATCACAATTTGACACACTGATTGTAGTCATGTGCTTTTCTTCCATCATTGGTCCTCTTACATATTTACAATCTACACTATTTAATTCAGCATATCCTGCATCATATAATGTGTAGTTGCATTCACTACATTCTACAATATATTCCACCCCAAAGATTCTGAGGATTCTACGTGAAATAAATTCAAAGTCTTTTACTTCAATACGGAGTCCATAAGAAGTAGCAATGATTTTAACATTATTGTTCAGAACAACAGTGCCAAACTTTGTTGTAATACTTAACATATAATTGGAGAGTTCCACACTTGAGCAGCTCTCAAAGCTTTAGTTAATAATCAATTTATTAGAGTGAGTAATTATTCCTCAGAATCATACCAAGAATCAAATAACACATGATGAGTCATAGCATCAGTCACTTTAACATGATAATACCAATAAGCCATATTGAATACTGACTCCCAATCTACTTCATCTACAAACATAACTCTGCCATAGTAGCCTTCAGACTTCTTATAGGCAATTCTATACTTCTTCATATTATCTTACTTTAAATCCATTATTAATATAATACTGAGCGCCCAATTCAGGGATAATAGTAACCCAATTACCAAATACCATAGCTTGAGTGTAATGATGATTGGTTACAACAGTAGTATCCACAATAAGTTGCAGATAAGCAGCATTCTCTTCATGATTTCTCTTCAGAGAATCAACATGGTACTTACGTGAAGATTTATAAGATTCATTCACATTAATTGGATTACATGAGCATACACTAGCTCTAATTCTTTGTCTCATAATATAAAAGTGTTAGTTTTAATTAAACAATAATCAATGTATAAGGAGGAGTAATAACAGATGTGAAGTCTGTTAAATACTCCTAATAACTTAGATGACTTCCAACAAATAATCTACTCTGTGATTAAATTCAGGACTTCTAAACTTTCTATCCAAAGAGAAAATCTCATACATTCTAATATCAACTTCATCATAAGCATCAGCACCATTCAAGAAGGAAATCAACCATGCAATCACAGCATCATCAGACATCTGTGAGATAGGGTTTCCACACCATTCAAAGGGATAATTCTCTCTGTCCTTATAATCATTATAGATTACTTGCAACTCTTCATCAGTGAGATTGAAGAAGTCAGCATTCAACTCCATGAAGTCTTTGACTGTCATGTTCATTTGATGATTCTGCTTAGCAATGTTCATCAGGACATACAATTCTTGATTGTTCATACAATAATGTATTTAGTTAATAATTATGTTATCAGTGAATCAGGAGGAGTAATCCTTTGACAGGGGGTACTATCCCAATTCTTCAAAAACAGGGGGAGAGTAACGTATTTTATCCTTCGCTTACATTAATAATCTTCAATTATATTAATATCTCCCCTCATACAAATAAAAGTGAGAACAAAAAAAATAAAAAATAAAAAAAAATAAAATTTAAAAATTCATAAAAACTATAAGTATTTTATTTATATATTTGCATATATCAAAACTTTTATCTATATTTGCAGCACCTTATAATTTCTGAATTATATAAGGAGGCTTATTTTAGGTGCAAATGTCCCCAAGCCAACATAGGAGAATAAAGGGTACTATCAGTAGGGCAGAGGTAATTGGGGCTAGAGATAAAAGAGATAGAAAAATATTATATAACCGCCGTTTGAAACTAAAATAAGTAATACCAGGGGGCTTAATTGGTGAATTGCTCCAGGTCTCTTTATATAATAAAGGTTATAAATTATAAGGAAAAAGGGAGAAACTATGTCTAATTTAAAACTAGGTATTATGAGAAGAGTATATTACAAATTAGTTATTAAGGATGGAGTTACACATATAGTAGTCAATGAAGATACTATGTATGCTCAAAATATGAAACTAAGACCTATATTAAAAGGAAAAGTTTATCATATTAACAAACTTTAATACAAAATATTTGGAGGTTACAAAAATACTCTTTATATTTGCAGTGTTTTAAGGAGCTTCCTTAGTTCAATGGACAGAACATTGGATTTCTAATCCAAATATGAAAGTTCGATTCTTTCAGGAAGTACATCTCTCAATCACAGTCTAAAGTGTTAGACATTGCTTTTTGGTGTAATGGTGAGCACACAAGTTTTTGGAGCTTGGAGTATAGGTTCAATCCCTATAAGAGCAACATTAGTTACGGTTGTTTTCATGGTTTCTAAATTTTATTTGGTTCATGGAACCCTTCTTTTAGGGAGTTAAGAAGTAAAAGAAACTCCCCACATACTCTCTTAGTTCAGTGGTTAGAGCACCAAGCTTATACCTTGGGAGTCATAGGTTCAAATCCTATAGAGAGTACAAATAAATAGAGATTATGTAAATATGAGTAATTATGAAAAGAGTTCTTAATTTAATGAAGAAGGCTATTAAATGCTATTTGAATGTAACTGCAAATACTTATACTTATTTAGGTACTTCAGGAACAGTATTTATGAATAACTTTAATAAGTAGTTTAGGATTAGTGCTAATTGCACTATCCTTTATTAAATTAAGAATAATTTGGCTCCATAATCGAATTGGTATAGATGGCAGACTTAAACTCTGCTCCTCATTTTGAGGGTATGGGTTCAACTCCCATTGGAGCTACCAGTTAATTAAAGTATTAATTAAAAGGAATTTATTATGGCAACAAAAATGTCAGCAGAACAATTAAAATGGCAAGCAGAAGATGATGCTAGAACAATGGCAAGATACCAAGAAATAATGGGAGATTCTAGAAGAAAATCTGCTGCCATTAAACAAGCTAGAGCTGAAGCAGCTAACTTAGAGAAGAGAGCTAATGCAATGAAGATAGCTGCTGGAGGCAAATTAAAAAGAAGTTAATAAACTACTTAATAAAATATTTTTCGGTTATTGAATTTTTGGTATCTGTTGTTTGTGAAAATAGCAGGTACATTTGCTTCCTTAGTTCAGTGGTAGAACATTTCATTTGTAATGAAGTTGTCGTGGGTTCAAATCCTACAGGAAGCTCAGGATGTTATTAAGAAAGCATAGTTCATTTGCAGCAGGATAACACTCATTGGGACATAATGAACACCTCAGAGGAAGCTGAACCTCTTAAAATAATAAGCTTTATAGGTAGTCCATGAATGAGGGTCACAGCCAAGGTATACTGTGAAAACCTGAGTACCAATGCCCAAATCTCAGGTATACAGCGGAGTGTAGCAAGGGTAGCTTTTTAGGCTCATAACCTAAAGGTTGGAGGTTCGAATCCTCCCTCCGCAACTAATTAAATTTGCTAATATGGGAGAAGAAAAATGCAAAGAAAGATGTAAATTGGCTTATGCTAGTACTTTAATGAGTTTAGCTAAAGTTATCAATGAATTAGGGATTCCTAAAGAGAATGTCATTCAGATATTCAAGCAGGATGAAGGTTATTGTTTAATGTATTATATGTAGCAATGGAAGAAGTAAAGAAGAAAGAAATACCACTTATGTCCTTAAAGGAGTTTAAGGAGTACTTAATAGGAAATGGAAGAAAGAATGTAAGTAAGGAATATGAAGAGAAATTACAAGAAGCTCTTGATATTAAAAATCAACTTAACCTACTTACATATAATTATTCCAATAAATATAAATCCATAAGAAGAGCTATTAGAAGAGGTCATCTTACTATAACTGGAATAATGGTTCCTAAGAGACCTTTCAATAATAGAAAGCATACTCATGGAAGAGGAGTTAATATAAGAAAGAAGGAAATATATGGGGCACTTAAAAATAAGCAAAGAGGAATACAATAATGAGCCTATATATTACTGCAAAAAGTGTCTTTCTTTAAGAATAAGAGGAGCTGAAGGTATGGATTATTGTGATACTTGTGGTTCTACAGATGTAGAAAAAACAAGTATAGAAAATTGGGAGAGTATTTATAAACAAAGATTTAATCATAAATATTTGGAGGAGTATTAAAATGGAAATAGTAAAAGATGGTAAGTCTGAAGAAAGTAAGGAACAAAAGAAGCTTACTTATGAACAGCTTGAACAAGTAGCTACTCAACTTAGTCAGCAATCAAGACAGTTGTATTCACAATTACAGCAGGCTAATTTGACTAATACTTTTAAGAGAATGGATTATCTATTTAAGGTAATTCAGTATGCCAATAAGTTTGATGCAGATTTTGTAAATAAATGTACTAAGGAGTTAGTAGATTTTCTTACTATGCAAGAAGAATCTGAGGAATCTGAGGAATCTGAGGTTAAGGAATAATTTAAATGTGAAGAGGCATGAAGAAAGCAAATAATGTTATTAGAATACCTACTTCATTAAGTGGTAATTTCTTTAAATACTGGTTCTTATTTCTGAAGCCTTTCCATAAATTAGCAGATAGAGAAATAGATGTTGCAGCCAGTTTTGTAAAACACAGGTATGAACTTAGTAAGGTAATACAGGATGAAGAAATACTTGATAGGGTAACTATGAGTGAGGATACTAAGAAGAAAGTAAGAGAAGATTGCGGTATTACATTAGCTCATTTTCAAGTTATTATGGGTAAACTAAGAAAGAATAAAGTTATTATTGAAGGTAGGATCAATCCTAAGTTCATACCCAATATTACAGGAGAAGATTCATTTTCATTAATGTTATATTTTGATAATTTAAATGGATGATATTATTGAGAAAGTGGCTTTTGAACTCAATTTACCCTTTGAGTTAGTATATAAAACCTACAAGGCTTTTTGGCAGAGTATTAGAGAGGCTATCTCTTCTCTTCCCCTAAAGGACCAACTTTCTTTAGAACAATACAATAAACTGACTACAAGTTTTAATATTCCAAGTTTAGGCAAACTGCATTGTACCTATACTGAATATGCATTAAAACATAAAAAATACAAGGAATTAAAAGATGCTGAATATAAAGAAAATTAGACCTATGTTTACAGCATTGATTACTACTACTGATAAGTATTCCAGTGATGAGAAGATTGGGGGTATAATCAATACTAAGAAGACAAAAGGGTCTTTGAAAGAATATCAAAGAGTGGTTGCAGTAGGAGATTCTGTAAGAAATATCAATGTAGGTGATGTAGTTATGATTAATCCTACTAGATTTGCTGTAAAGAAGCATCAGGAAGGCTCTTTAAAGGATGGAATTATTACAGATAATCCTATAGTGGAATACAGATTTGATATTGTAGAAATGAATGGAGAACAATATCTTTTGTTACAGGATAGAGATATTAGTTATGTGATAGAAGACTACGAAGAAACTGAAGATAAAACTTCAGGAATTATTTTACCAAGGGAAAAAGAACTTATTGTTTAATAATAAGCCTAGTCTATTAGTTTAGGCTAGGCTTATTTGTTTATAGATTATGAAATTAGTTAAATTTGAAAACTATCAACTTAGTATAGAACCTGAGTTATTACTACTAAAACCTTTCAAGAAATTATATAATAGTGATAAAACTAAGGATAAAAATAAATTCATGGATTTTCTTACTATATTATACTTTGTATATGATGCTAGAAGTGAGTATAATTATATAGTGGATGAAGACCAAAGAATAGAAGAAGTATGTAAATCCAATGGATTCAATATTACTAAGTTTTCAAAGGAAGAGCAAGAATGTATAGATTTATATAAGAGTCTTACTTTTACTACTTCATCCTTACTCCTACAGGACACAAAAATAGCAATTAATAAAGTAAGACAGTTTTTAAGAGATATAGATTTAACTCTTACCGATGTTAAAGGTAAACCTTTATATACTATTAATTCTGTAACTACAGCCATTAAGCAGATTCCTCAATTAGCAAAGGATGTAATGGAAGCTGAGAAGATGGTAGCTAAGGAAATAATGGAGCAAGGTAGAGCTAGAGGAGGTAATGAAAATAAGGCAATAATGGAAGATGGAATACTGTTATGAAGATAGAAAGAATTATAAATACATTGAATAAGGTAATCAGTGCTTATAGAAGTAATAATAATTTGAATGATGACCATAGTTTGGTTATTTTAAGAAAGTTGGATAATACTAATTTTCATGCAATGAAGACTTATTCTATTAAGCTTTTTTACACAGGATTGATTGACTATAAATCTTTAGTAATTATTGATGTAGAAAGAACTGCAAGAATGGTCACTTCTACAGAAAAAGAGAATGTTGTAGAAGAATGTGAAGAGAAATTTATTACCAAGTTATTGACTTTTATAAGTACATCTGAAGATTATAAGAAAATAATGGAGGGTACCTTTGATGGAGTTTAATGAATATCAAACTAATATTAATGATTTAAGATTGGAAAAATGTCCTGAAGAGGTAGTAGAACAATTCTATGATTTCATTAATAATGTTCCATTAATTAAGTGGATGGTTTCTAAAGACAGACCTAGAGCCAAGGATTTACCAAGGGATTCTCAAGGAAAGATTATAGTGGATATTACACATCCTCATATTTTAGAGGATATGGATTATTTCAGACCTACAGCTCTACATTATAAGAGATACCATACATTGACTGATTTAAGACCTAATTCAAACCCTAACAGTGAGTTTGGTAAATGGATTAGAGAAGAAATAAGAAGGTGCTTTGAAGGATATATAAGGGAGAGTGATGGAGAATGGATTACTGGAGATATGTATTACTTTTTAAATTATTGCCCTATCCTGCTTTCTAAAGTGGTTGAAGGAAAGAAAGCATTAAGAATGTGGGATTTTCCTGAAATATGGGAAGGGCATTATTTAAAATTTCATTATATAGAACAAGCTAGAAATAATGGACATCATGGGGCAGAGTTAGCAGCCAGAGGTAAAGGTAAATCATTTACATTGGCTTCCTTAATGGCTAAAAGATTTATTTTAGGAGAATCTAAAGAGGTTAACAGAGAGGTCAAATGTTTGGCTACAGCCTATCAAAAGGAGTATTTAACTAAGGATGGTTTGTTGAATAAATTTCAATCTTATATAGATTTTTGTGCTCAAAATACAGAGTTTCCTAGAAAGAGATTAAAGAACTCCCTTCAGGATATGACATGGAAGATGGGATATATAGACCTTGATACCAATGCACAGAAAGGAACTTTAAATGAAGTAATTGGAGTTTCTTCTAAAGACGATGAGTCCAAACTTAGAGGCAAGAGAGGCGTTCTTATTGCAATAGAGGAGTTTGGCTCATTCCCCAATCTATTGGATTTGTTTGGCACTTTAAGACCTAATGTAGAAGATGGTGATGCTGTTTTTGGATTAATATATATGCAAGGTACTGCTGGTGATGATGATTCAGATTTTGC